CCTTCTGGTCCTGTCATTTCACCAACCCAAGACGCATCACCATATACAAAATTTGCAAGGTAAAAGTTCCGTAATTCTTCCAAGGAGAACTTCCGTGAAAGTTTGTAGAAACTGTATTTGTCTTTACGTTTGAGGAATGTTTCTTTTGATACATTGGTCTTGCCGTTGTATTTGAAGAAATCATATGACTTGGATGTGAAGTGTGTCTTTAGTGCATTATAAAGTGCAAAGGCTGAAAACCCGCCATGTTCGTGTGACATTAAAACTCTATCAAATTGTTAAAAGGTTTAACCTATCTTTAAATCCAATTTGGCCTTTAAAAAAGGTATTGAATGATAAACTTATTCTAGTGTTTTCAGTTTTTTTGGTTTGTACCTCATGAGAGAGGTCTGAGGGGAAAATATACAATGTTCCTGTATTTGACGGAAACCACCAAGATTTGGAATTCCATAAATTAAATTCAGTAAATTCGAATCCAAAAACTTCATTTTTCGATTTATCAACAAAAGTTATCTTATCTTCGGAATCAGTTTGAAAGTAAAAAACTCCACTAAGTATACTGTTTGAGTGTGTGTGTTGGTGGTGTGCTTGGTTTTGTTTTGTATAATTCAACCAAGATTGTGTTATGTAAAGTTCACAAGAATCTGAAATCTTCATGACATCATGGAAGTATTCTTTGACTGAGAGTAGGCAGAACTCTTTTATCGATTTCATTTGTTTCTTTTCAAGAACAAACATATCTTGGCTAACCGCATTATATACATTATCTTTTGTAGTTAAACCGTTTTCCAAAACAAAATCCATTTCCTTTTTATGGAAATCTCTATCCAACTTTTTCTCATAGACCACCGTAGGAAAAATGTTATTTAATTTGTAACTTTGTTTTGTCATTTTTTTTACAATGGAAGTTTAGATGCTTTTTTGATTAGATTAACTGATTGTGCTTCTTCTTTGATTCTTGCTTTAAGATGGGATGAAATCAAGGTGGCGGCCACCTCAATCTCAATACCAGTTTCTTCGCAATGTTGAACAATAGCATCCATGCAATGAATGTCATACTGTTCTGCAATCTCCTCAATGCGTAGGGAGAATTCACGGATTTCATCTTTACTAGGCATTATTTGGCTTTCAATGCATAGACCATGCAAAGGTTGTCCGTTTGTGTAGCATATGCACACTTAACAGAGATAGGGTCAATACCTTTTTGAATGGCTGAGTCCATGTTCTTTGCCATGTTGTTACGGTCATTGATACTTGACAAATAACCACTAATGATTACCGACACGATAACAATGGTGATACACACCAATGAAGTAATAACAACCTTCATGTATGAATTTTGGTTTTCCATATTAAATGATTTCCTTGTTTCTGTCAATTGAGTCTTTGTTGGATCGGTAGAAGATGTGTTGTCCGATTTGCTTGACTTTCTGCAAATGATTCCATCGAGGATTGATGTAATCTGCATGATAGTATGTCGCACCTTCTGTAACATCTTTTTGCCTTTCATAGTTAACAACCAGGTTGGTTGCAAGATCCAAGATTTCATTATACAACTTTTTATCGTTGATTGTCAAGGCCTTTCCGTCTTTCTTTTCGCAATACCAAGAGAACTGACATGTGCCGTTCGTTTTCTGTTTCACCACGGAACAAATATCTTCACCATAACCGGATTGTACACGGTTAATTGTAACGAAAGCAACGGCCTTTTGGCCATCTAATGGCTCATGTGCCGCTTCATGATAGATATTTTGTGCCAAACAATTTACCTGAACTTTAGTTTCGTCAGATAGTGCATTGTATGTGGTCTTGAACGGTAAATTATAAGTATCAATATTGATACAGGATAACATCAGAATGATTGCTGAAAAGAATACTGCTACAAGTATAATTCTACTTTGCATATGATTCTCCAGTTAAATGGGTGGGTTTTGTAAGAACCCACCGAAACTTATTGGACTCTTAGAAAGAGAACTTTGCGCCTACAGCAACGGTGTTACCATCAAAAGATTTAACTTTGTGGTCACCATCTTGATAACGATAGTCAACAGTCAAAGCAAGTGCCTTGGTAACTGGAACGGTAACGCCAGCACCAACTTCAGCAACATAACGCTCATCGCTCTTGATACCTTTCTTGTCAAGGTAACCAACACCAGCCTTAGCGGTCAATGCGGCATTACCCAACTTGAAAACATCATAACCACCGATAACGCTGAATTTGTCTAGGTTACGTTTTTGTTCACGGTCAGCTTCAGCAGTAACGCTGAATTTACCAAAATGTTCACCAACAGTCAATCCATAACCATTACGGTCTTTCTTGCTGTAGTTGTCGATAGAACCATTAACACCAACTTCAACGGCTGATGCAACTCCAAATGCAGCCATCAAAGTGGCCAATAGAACTAACTTCTTCATTAAAAACTCCTTTAAGTTAAGATAAGATGGTTGGTTATTCTGTTACGAGGAAACCAACCGAAACCCTAGTCAGCGCTTAGGCTGCCAATGCGAACTTTTCATCGTTTGCGTTTGTTTTGATTTAGTGTTTACGTCAACTCTGACGGATAGCCTAATATAATACTTGTTACCCTGTCGAAACCATGGCATCCCCATCATAAAAATTCAGGCTTAGATTATGTGGATGTCCGTGATACCTTAGTCATCTTCATTAACGCACGGCGCAGGCCTGAATTTTTATGGTGGAGATGGGGAGAGTCGAACTCCCGTCCAGAATACTTTTCTTATACCAAGTTTACTATCATTATTAGCGCACCGATTCGGTGTGCTTACCTTTGACAGACTTCTTCAATAACTTCAACCAAAATTTCTTGGCTTTTTCTAAGTTATGTTCAAACTCTGCATGATTTAGTTTTTCGATTAATTTTTTGACTTTCATTGATTTGGTACCAATACAATTCGTTTAGTGTTAGTTTGTGGGTCAAACATTTCTTGCCAGTGATAACCAGGTGGTGGCATTTGAACCGCAGGTTGTGACGGTTGAATGTAAACTGGAGGTTGTTGGATGTAGACTGGTGCTTGTTCAACCATGATAGGTCTAGGTTGTGAAGCAAGTTCTGCACCAATAACAACACCTGCTGCCAATGGAACCCAACCAACACTAGGACCACCCCAATGGTGATGAGGACGATAGCAACAGTAATCAGCAGAAGCCGCAGTTGCTAAAGTTGCCAATAAAAGTAAAGTAATGAGTTTTTTCATGTCTCGTATCCTATCAGAAAGTTTTTGACTTGTCAAGCGTTCTCTGGTAATAATGAATTGATTCAACCAATCCATCAATATGGTCACCAGTCTTTTCCTTGAAAATCAATGGTTCGGAATCTTTCACGGCCATGATAATGATTAGGTTATTTATTGGAACACCGATTAGTTCTTCATACATGAGACTGTAAGCAGTGGTTTGCCAGAAATAATCCATGATGGAATCTCTGGATTTTGGTCTGGATGCAGTCTTAAAGTCAATAACCGCCAATTCACCTTCATATTCTGCAATACAGTCTACACGACCAGCCATGCCGAGTTGTTTAGACCACAACGCAGCCTCTTGGTAATGAATGTTGTTAATCTTATTAAGATATGGCTTGATGGACAGGAAGTATTCCAACGCATCAGGCATGATACCCTTCATGTAGTCTACCTTGTTGTTCAGGTAGTTCTCACAAATGGTGTGGACGTTGGTTCCACGTGATGTGGCCTGTTTACTGATACGATTGGCTTCTTCTTCACCAACACGTTTACGCCATTCAAAGATGGCCTGTTTCTTTTGTGCACCAAGAACGGTGGTTACAGAGGGCAAACGAGTACCATCCTCTAGTGTGTAATAACGCTTGCCGTCTGGAAAGGTTTCTGATTTTAAGTCACTAAGTTCACGGGGTGGGCAATAATTAAACATGGTCAAAATTTGTAATTTATTCTACGATTGATTGAGTGTCTGCAATAACCACTAGAATCGGAGACCAATGGTGTCAGTTTGTGTTTCTCATGGCCTGGAAAAATCAGGCAAGAGTTGTGTTTCATATTAGGAGTGAAATCATAATCCGTGAAAATGAGTTCACCACCTTCAAATTTCTTGCCAATTGTATATAAAGGAATAAGAAATGTCAAGATAGACAAATCACCATGTTCAAAATAACTACTACCATTACTATAAGAAGAAACAAAAGTGTTGTCGTAATTTGAGGATGGTATGTATCCCAGGAATGGATTTTTGTCTTTTGGTAAGTGACCTTCTTTTTCCAGAGTGAAGACCTTTTCTGTATACTTTAGAATAGGACTTTGCGACCTATCATCTACGTACAAATGGTCCAAACAAAAGGTATCCGTATGAAAATCTTCTCTCAAAGTATTGTGGTGAGAATCTTTTACGATACAGTTGTCACGATTGTATATGAAGGATAGTAATTCCCTTTCAACATCAATCATCTCAGTCTCTGAGAAGAAGTTGTAAATGATGGTGTGTTGAAAGGGTTTCTTAAAATGTTTGACAGCCAATTGTTTCATAATATAAATTTAAGTTTTTAATATGGCCAGACTTCTGGATTCACCATATCCTCAATCACTGATGCATTAGTTACTGTGGAAAATTCATTCCATCTTGAGTTTGACAACATTTGGTATTGTGAAGCAATCCAAAAGTTCCAAATATCACCTGTTGGCAATAGTCCACCAACAAAAGGCAAATCATAATTATATGGTTCAGTACCCTCAAATTGAATTGTTGCAGTCATATTACTTGGATCAAAGCGTATGATTCTATAATTTGGCATTGACATTATTTTTCTCCTGTTTAACCATAAACCACTAAATGGCCAGTTCCACCGGCCGCACCAGGTGCAGCAATTGAACCTGGTGTAGTTGTTTTACCACCACCACCACCGACACCGCCGGTTCCAGATGTACCTGCATTAGGACCACAAGGTAAGCAGCAACCTGAAATTCCAGTACCACCTTGACCGCCGCCACCAGAACCACCAGGAGCATGAGTTCCTGTTCCGCCGCCGGTTCCGCCGCCGCCGCCACCGCCCCATGAATAAGGAGTTCCGTTGATAGTTATTGTGCTTCCTGCACCGCCACCTGACGCAGGTGAACCATTATATGCTTGACCAACAGCACTTTGGCCACCACCGCCGCCACCACCGATACTATTGGACAAAGCACCACCAGCATTTCCTGAACCAGATGCGCCGCCGCCACTACCACTGCCGCCTACACCACCTGCAGCTGTAACCGTTGTTCCGCTGTTTAATGTGCTAGTTTGAATTGTAGATGATCCGCCAGTTCCACCTGTTTGTGTACCTGCAGCAGTACCTGCGGCTCCAACTGTATACGTAATAACTTGACCAGCGGAAACTGTGAATGTTCCTGTCAAAACTTGGCCGCCACCACCGCCACCCTTTACAGATGCACCCTTTGTGGCCAAAACAGCACCGCCGCCACCGCCGCCACCAACAATACCATAGGTGTATGTTGTTCCAGAAGGTGTTCCGGTAGGCACAGTAAATGTTGCACCAGAAACTGCTGAAGAAACATCAATACGCAAGGCCGGAGAGTAGTTTGATTTACCGTAGAGATTTGATAATGAAATGGCACCAGATGCGACACCCGCTAAGGTTCGGACACTACTGCATCCTAGACCTAAAGTCGATGTGCCTGAACCACCAAGTTCTTTTTCAACTGACCGATTTAAGGAACCGCAAGTGCAGGTACCCGCTATCGAAATTGCACCACTAGACACCATTGTCATTTGTTATCTCCACTTTATTTTAACAACTAACTGCTATTTATGTCATTCGCCATCAATAGTTGCGGTAGAAGTCTCTTTATCAAGTTTCAAAAACCCATAACAACAGATATTCCAATCATCATTACCTTGTCCATCACCAGTTGTTTCGTCAAACGATTCAACATTTAATTTGAAGTGTTTAACCACATATTCTTTGTTTCCATTCTCGAAAACACGCCAAACATGGTTAACACTACCTCGACCAGGTTTACCTCTAGTTTTATTAAATCTTATATGATACTTGTTCATACCACATTCTTAAATCTACAACTGACATTAAAGTGAATAAATTTCAATGGTTTTTTGTTTCCGTGTCTTGTGAAAGAATGCGGCAACCAACCATTCAAGAACATGAATTCACCAACTTTAGGTTCAAAATTGATTGCGGATGAAGCTAGAGACACATTCATTTCATCACTTTCAACCAAATCAATGATTCTCTTAGCAAATCTTGGGTCATGAATAACAACCTTGGAAGAATCTTCTGGAACATCCAAAAAGTAGAAACCTGCAATTTGTGTTCCATGTGTATGTACATGCTCTTCATGGCCAGAGTACATGCCGTGTTCCTGGCCCCAAAACTCACTCAACACAACATTATAGAGTTCCATTTTGTAACCCTGAGATCCCAAGATGTTATTGGTTGTACTGAGGATGTAATACATCATTTCAGACAGTTTATTTTCTGTCTGAAGGTTCTCAGTCATTGTCACAGGATACAACTTATTTTTATTTGGATGGTCTTTTTTAGACTTTTTGATATGGCGGTCAAAAACTTCTGTTGCATCTTCTAAGAATTTTGGTTTTGCGATAGAATAGACTTCTGTTGTAAAGTATCTACCTGTGGACAAAAGGTCTCCATCTTTAACCGCACACACCTCTGATTCGTCACCAACAATTTCTACATCATTACTCATAATAATCCTCAATATCCTAATTTATCGCACGCCACAATCCAAGACTTGACCAGTGACGAGCGCACAATATCATCTGGTGTAAACTGAATTTCACTAAAATCATCCATATGTCTTGCTACATCTAAAAAAGATTGTAGACCAGACACATCATTCCTACTCTTAATCAAGTCATTCTGTTTCAAGTCACCGATAAAAATAATCTTAGAACGATGACCAACACGGGAAATAACCGAATTCAACTCATGGAACGTCATAGATTGGCATTCATCCACAATAATAATGCTATTATCGATAGATATACCCCTAATTGCTGTAGTGGAGATAAATCTAGCATGACCTTGTTCCTTTAATCTGTCCCAAGCATCCTTACGACCGAAAAGTGTCTCACAAATTTCTTTGTATGGCACTTCATAGATTTCCATCTTTTCTTCCAAAGTACCAGGAACATAACCTTGGTCACGAACCTGAACTGCCGAACGAACTACCACAACGTGTTCAAACGGATTACTTCTGTCTAATACCTCCTCAATTGCCCTATACAATGCTAAGAATGTTTTACCTACACCTGGTGAGCCTAATAGGCCCATGAAGTAATCACCTCTTTTATACGCATCAAAAAACTTTTGTTGGTTTGTTGTCAACGCCTCAAAAGTTTTCAAGTGGTCTAGTTTAATCTTTAGTGCGTTTGATGTAACTGGTTGATGGATATATGTTACTGTATCGTCAGCCACATCTTCACGCTTTTGTATTGCAGTTTTTCTATTGCTTGCCATTGAAGTCTTCCTTGCTGGTTGTTTATGATTTTTATTTGGAAGTTTTGTTGTAGACAGGTGTATCCTTTCTAAGCAGTGCAGGCACTTTTGGTTGAATTTTCTTCTTGACTTGTTGTTGATATACTTGTGGTTTGTAGAAACCACCACCAAGAAGGGCGGGAATTTGTTGTTTTACCATTATATTTTATGTGACCTAGTATGTTGAGTGAAATTACCTTTTCCTGAAATTTTCCGACCACATATACCACAATCAAATTTTTCTACATTTTTTTGGGATTCGGACATTTTTTTTCTAGTTTCTTCACTAACTTTTCTACCTAAACAATACTTATTACCCAAGTTTGCTTTTCTGCTGGCTTCAATAACATGGTTTGGTCTTTTTTTACCAAATAAGGGGTGTTTATCTCCAACCCTTAGTCTATTGGAATTTCTAACAGATTCTCTGGCTTTTTCTGAGACAAATCTACCAGTCATGGTTTTTGACATATTTTCTTTTTGTTTTTCACGTATTTTTTCAAATGTTGAAAAATTTATATTAGTTCTTTTTTCATCTTTATAACGTATGTTTAATTTCCAAAAAGCATAATTCATTTTTCTGGAATTATCACCTTCACACATTTTTGTTAAAAGGTGATGCACGACATAATGTTCTTTTGGTGTTAAATTCACTAAATTGCACTTGTTGTTTTTGCCGCCCATAGATTTTGGTAGAATGTGGTGTTTCTCATAGTAAACACCCTCGACCAACTTTCTATTTTTGGCTTTATGCACAATAGAATTATATTTTTCAGTGTATTTGTTGACCAAAAACATATGTTTTAATATTCTTTGATATTATGTCCGGAAGATTTGTGGCCAGCCATTGTGTTGCCTGGAATTGTTGCTTTCATTCGGTCAATCACATACTTCTCAAATGTGCTGTCTTTTTTACCGATACCAGGAGTGCTTAGTCGTGAGCCATCAGACATGACTGGTAAATTTCCAGCAGAATGGTAAATCTCTAAGTTGGGATTGTCCAATAGGAATTGGTCTAGGACTTTGTAGGACATGCGATATTCTTTTACTTCGCCTGTCTCTTTGTTTTTCATATCATACGATGGCATGGAACCACTCCGGAACATTACGTGAATTAATTTTGCCTCGCCAACTAGCGAGGTGTTGCTTATTATTTATGTAGTAATTGTGATATGACTTGATAGAACTACCGGCAACCTTGACACTATCAGGCATTGCAGGTGTGGGTTCTGTGAATTCTACATGTGCAGGAATGTTCATCGGTGGGTACATCAGTTCTTCAACAAGACCAGATTCTTGGCACTTGTGGACTTTACCATAGCGATAGGTGTATTCGGTGCAAAGTGCATCTAACAATTTCCATAGGAAAACATAATTTGCATACGACTTACGTACCCAAATGGCAGAAGGATGGTTGATATGAGTTGCTTTGTATAGTTTACTTTCACGGCCGTCAGGAAGAACCCACCGGCGCATCATACGACCAGAAGCAGACTTGCCTGTAGATTCTGTGCCATCAATCACCCGGTGCGCTGTGGACAAGAGTTGGCTATATTCCAAGACCATTTTAATCAGGTGCTTATCGCAATGGAATCTTGCACATTCTTCTACATCGTGCGATAGATAAAAGATATTCATTTTTCAACTCCAAAATGTTTTTCAATTTCATTTGAATAATCAGCAATAGCCGCCAATAAAAAAACCTGCCGTTGTTCAGAATGATTATTGATATAATGCTTTGCTAAATCATTACCACGTTCAATACATTCTTTGACAATCAACTCGGCGAACTTTTCCATATGAAGGTCAAGAAAATTTTTATCGTCTGCTTCGTCAAATGCCATACAATAAGCCTTGGTGTACAGTTCTTTAATTCGTTCGTTCATAGTTTCACCTTAACTCGTTCAACATCAGTCCAACTTTTCAATATAGTAGAATGACCATATTGGTTGTGTTCATATACTTGAACCTGTAGTCCAACTTTTACAACATTTTCTGGAATGTCTGCATAATATTCAGCCACACGGAACTCATATGATACTGGTCTTGGTATTGAAAGACTATATGTCGGAAGGTTAAAAGTTATTTGGTTAGAACTGCCAGTTGGATATGATGGTGCCGGCGTACATGCGGTAATGCTAACGTATTCTGTATTCAATGTAATCATAATTTACCAGTGACGAATCACTCCTGCAACAATAAAAAGGTTTGTGATGAGATATGTTAACACAATAATGGTGCGTAGGCAAGCCACGATGTTTGCCTCTCGGTCGTTGTTGCCACTTTTCTCACCAAGTGCTTTGGCCCACAATCTCCACATATCAACTCAACAGGTAACGGATTAATCCAAAGGCGTCAATTGTGACAAGGAAAGAATAGTTGAGCATAAGACCAAATGATCCACGGGTCCATGCACAATAGAGGGTAGAACAACATCCGGCAATGAAAACGCTATACAAAGGTACAACTGGGATGTTAGGGATTGTAATTGCAAAGATGATTGAGGTGACAATACTACAGGTCCAAGAAAAGCATTCTAAAAAGAATCTAAACTTATTGGACCTGTAGTCCTCAATGATATAATTTTGCGTATCTTTCAAAAACTTCATAATATAATTTAACTTTTAGTTCCACACTCTGAAATTTTCCAGTGCGTTTGGTGATTTCTTGTTGTGTTTTCTTGGCCAGATAGGGTTCTT